TCCCGCGCGCCGGCAGCTTCAGCTCCCGCAGCCGGTCCACCACGCCCGCGCCAAGGCCGATGCTGTCCACCAGTATCTCGACCGGGCGGTCGCGGTGGTCGGTGCTCTCCCACTCGTGCATCACCGCGCCCGTCAGCGCCATCAGGTCGAGGCCCTTCCATGTCTTCACCGGCGCCACGACCACGTTCGCCTGGCGCTTGCATAGCGCCGAGGAGTCCGCGCCGAAGCGCGCCACGTCCAGCCCCCACAGCACCGGCGCGCCCGGGTTCTGCACCACGTCACGGTCCACCGCCGACTGGGCGAGCTCAAGCCCAATCAGGGTGTCGTCGTCCGCCACCGGGAACTCGCCCAGCACGCGCACCCGGTAGGCGTTGCTGCCCTCCCCGTACCGGCTCGACATCTCGGCGACGTAATCCTCCGAGACCCGGGGCGAGTCGAGGCAGCTGACGTGCAGGTTCTTCCACTCGCCGGACAGGCGGTGGAAGGTGTCGTAGAAGTAACCCTGAGTCCGGGTGGGGTTGCCCAAGAGCAGCGTCGTGGCGTTGTGGCCGGACATCGAGCCGCCCGCCGACTCGAAGACCGCCTCGGACACGCCCGGGGCCTCGTCCACCACCAGCAGCACATACTCGGCGTGGATGCCCTGCAGGGCGTCCGGCTGCTCCGCGCGGCTGGTGCGCGCCGAGATGAAGGCCTCCTCCGGGCTCGCCTTCAGCTCAATGCGGTCGGACTTGATCTCGAGCAGCTCGGCCACCGCCGGCGGCAGTAGCTTGGCCCAGCGGCGGCACTCGCCGAAGAGGGCGTCGAAGAGCTGGCTGGCCGTGGGGGCCGTGACGACCACCTTGACCGGGACGCGGGTGAGCATGAACCAGAGCATGGCCCACGAGGCCACGGTGGACTTGCCGGTGCCGTGGCCGGAGCGGACGCTGATCTTGCGCTCGCCGGCCGCCAGAAGCTCTAGGAGGCGACGCTGCCACGGGTCGGGGGTGACGCCTAGGACCTCCTCCACGAAGGCCACAGGGGCCGCGTGGTAGCGTTTGACGAAGGCGAAGTAGGGGTTTTCAGAATTTTTCATACGGTCCGTGTGGGGTTACGCAAGCGCCGACCCCCCGGCGGGGGCCACCCCCGGGGGGGGGTCTGGCGGGCGGCCGGAATCGCCCGGCGCCCCGACCCTAGGGGAATCAAGCACTTACGCGCGCCCCCGTCGTTGAGGGGGGGGATTGTCCGCAGGGCGGTCACAATCGCCCCGATTTAACATAATGGGTGTTATACGCACTACGCGCCGCAACCCCTTGCGAATCAAGCACTTGCGCCGTGCGCGCGCTTGCGCATCGGTGCCCGAGCGCGTGCTGATCGCTAGGCCGTGAGTTATCCACAGGTTATCCACAGGTTACTCACAGGTTATCCACAGATGTGTCGCGCGCGCCAGCATCCGACCGCGACGATGTGTCGCGCGTCAGCTTTTCCGGTTCCTGAGTGCTCACGGTGCGCATCAGGTTACGCACGGCCTCGAGGTGCAGCTGCGTCGTGTCCGTCACCTTGATGTCCTGCTGGATCTTGTTGCCCCATCGCTTCACATCCATCCGCTCGGCCAGCCATTGCCGCGCAGACATCGCCACCTTCGCGGCGTTCGGGTCCATCTGCTCGGCCTCGACCTTCTCGGCCAGCTGCTCGATGCGTTCGGCATTCGCAAGCGCCCTCGCGTTGCGCACCATCTCGTAGCGCTCGCTCAATTCCGGGTCTTTCTGGATGCGATCGAACAGCACCGAGTAAGGAACGACGCTGCCGTCTCCCGTGAATGATCGCAGAGAGTTACCTTCCCCTAGGTGAATCCAGAGCTGGTCCCAGAAGTCTTGGGTCTTCATCAGCTCTTGGGCCTTCTCACGCTTGGCGCGCTTGATTGGTGTCCCAGGCATCAGTCGCTCACGTGCACGTAGGTCGTGACGTCCTCGTAGTCCATGTCATAGCCATCCAGCGCCACGATGTCGAAGTTGGAATAGGTGCGCCTCGGCCTCTCGGCCTCGACCCGCCTCGGTTGTCTCTCAAACTTCGGCCGCTTCTCATCCGCATAGACCCGGCGCCAGACTCGCTCGGTCGTGGAGAACCGAAACCCGCAGGCCGTGCATTCTCTTCGCCGTCGAGCCTCCGTGTCGAACTGATAGACCTTGACGACCTCAGACGGCCGGCTGCACTTCGGGCATTTCATCTTTCGGGCAACTGCGGCTTGACCAGGTTCAGCCAGTCGTCAAGTCGCTGGATGACCAGGAACTCGCGCGCATCGCCTCGGCACACGACCGCCGGGATCTCGTAGGGCGCACAGGCCGCGGTAGCCTGGTCGACCCATTCGTAGACCGCGATAGCTTTGCGACGCTTGACCTCTAGGACCCAGCGGGCAAGACGGATGTCCGCGCCGCCGTCTCTGGCCTGCCCTAAGATTCGATTGGTCTGCCACCCGGTCGAGTCGGTGATGATCTTGCACACCTCTCGCTCGGTCTCGGCGCCGCGTTGTCGTTGTCTCAGTCCCATGTCTCACCATCTCGCAGTAATGCGGCCCAAGTCTACAGCACGGCACAGGTCAGCAATCAAGGGCTTGAGCTTCTTGGACATCCGCGCCCGGCGTTTGGTGTCTCTCGTCGCGTTGCGTCGAGCCTCGACCTTTCGCCAATAGTAGGCCCGATGATACTCGGCCCTGTCCGTCTTCGGCTTCGACCGCCAATGGTCTGGATGCCTCGCCTCGTCGACCGCATTCATCACGATGGCCTTGATTGCGTTCTGCTCGATGGTAGCCCGGGCGGCGATCGCCAGCTCCTCGAGCGTGTGGCCGGACTTCCTCGCGGCGAGCTTATGGTGCCGATGAGGCCGGCCGCCGGTGTTCTCTGTCAGGCAGATCGGGCAGAGCTTCACTTCTTCGCCCACTTGGACTTGTGGTCGTATATGCCGTTGCGCTTCGGAGGGTCGTCGAACTTCCGCTCCTCGGCCTCGGCCTTGGCCGCCTCGGTGGTCTCGAAGACCCCGAGCCACTTTGGGATGACCCTGCCATCCGCCCCATGAGCCCAGAGCACATGGCGCACCTTGCCGTCGACCTTGGACGACATCACAGCAAACCGACCGCACCCGGTCAGGAGCCCCCACTTGTCGTCCTCCTTCCACTCGAGCGGCCCCAGCCTATCGAAGCGGATGATGCCCTGGCTCATTGCGCCCACCCCGGCCGCTTGCCGACCTCGCCCTTGGCGTCCTGGTAGTGGACGACCTTGGCGTTGAACATCGACTGCATGGCCTTGGCAATCTGGAACCCTTCCTGACCCAGACCCTCGACCATCCGCCTTGCTAGTGGCGTGTCTGCACTATGTTGCTCTAATGCAACACTACGCAACGGACTTGTCTTGTACCTCATGCTTCCTCCGTGTCTGAACCAATGTCCGAAGTCATGTCCGAATGTCCGAGTCCTAAGGACTCTCGGACATTTTCGGACATCTTGACCGTCCGAAACTGTCCGAATTTGACGCTTTCGGACATTTTCGGACATCACTCATTTGAGAGCCTCGAGCCGCCCACCGTGGCCGTCAGGAAGGGCGACATGAGGAGCTTTTCGACCGCATCGTGGACAGACTGCCGGCTGATGCCGCACTCCCTCCCGATCTGGCGCAGCTCCTCGACGGTCCAAACGAGGGCCGTCTCGCTCCGCTTCTGGCGCTCCCTGAGGGCGAGCAGGACGGTCCGCTGCGCCTTCCCTTGTGGCGCCTGCGCGCTGATGGGGCGCTCCCCCTGGGCCACGCTCTGTCGCATGACGAGGCTGGTCAGCCGCTCGCCGTACCGGTCGGCCGCGCCCAGGTCGACGACCTCGGCCTCGTAGGCGAGGTTTGGCAGCTCGCCGGTGTCCTTGAACCGCTGCCGGGTGACCTCGACGTGGGTGTTCGGCTGGGCGGCGCGCTTGACGATGAACTCGCTGTCCGGGTTCGCCATGAGGGCGCTGGCGCCTCGCGGGCGGTCGGCGTCGCCGTGCCCGGAGTGCGCGACGATCA